AGTTGGCGCATTTGGATGTAAGCAGCATCTCTTGGGTTTGCTGATGTGTCGATGTAGTCAACTCCATCGTCTGATGCAATAACGGAGGTATATCCAACACGAGACAAGTTTCCACGGAATCTGCTTCTTAGCTCTTCTTTGTCATCATCATCTATTTCTCCCTTGAGAACAAGAAGACCACCAGGTCTGCCGTCATTGAGAAGATAGTTTCTGTTGTAAAGCTTTGCTAGGTTTTCTATTTCAATCGCCACTCCGCATGCTTCAAGAGGAGTTAGTGAGAGATACGGGTCAATTGGGTGAGGTCTTCTTACCCAGCAAACATCTTCTGGTTTTAGGAATATCTTATCCCCGGCAGGCATTTGGACTTCATAGCCAGAAACAAACTTTTTAGGGTCAGGGATTGGGGATGTTGACTGTGGCGGCAGAAGGTTGAGACCGATAATGCTTCCATCACGTCCTCTTACTTTTTCAATAAAGGCACCTCTAGTGCCGAGAAGAAGCTGAGCAGAAAGCCTATATCTAAAGATGTAGGAGTTCTCACCGATGTTTGACTTGCTGTTCAAGATGTTAAGCAATGGCATCTTTTTGGCTTCTTTTATGGAAATAATTTCACCGTGCGGCGAGTTGTCTTTCCTAAGAATGATTGGGAGCCTGGCTTGGTTGCCGGCAATAGCATCAATACACCTAGAAACCCAGGTAACTTTCTGCATTCCTTCTCGATATGCGCGCTCAATATCCCATGAGTCTCTGTACGGCTTGCCTGCATATCCAGGGTTTTGGGCTACTGGCGCACCAGGTCCAATGTCTTTTTGTGCTTGGTTGTTTAGCGATTTGTTTGTGGAGGGATTCCATGCCATATTTTTTTTACTCACGACCTAACAGAAAACCAAACAGGCCACACGAAACCCCTCCGACCAGTAAACCGGAAGGGAGGTATATAAGTGCCGCACCAATACTAGATAGTATTATAAATGAAACCATGAAAAAATAAGCGAACAATGACCTGTTTAACTTGCTTTTAAATCGTAACCAGAAAATTTTCATATGCTGCCAGACTAGCGCATTGGAGTATCATCAGGCCTAACAAAGCTGGAGATTATAAATGTCAGAACCACAAACTAACTGGGAAAACGTTCTTGAGTATCTCCAGCCAAAGATGTCTGACTATTGCCCAGAAGAGCCTTCCCTGCCCCAGAAGGTGTTCCTGAGAACCAATGGACTAGAGGCGCTTTTTGGTGGGGCGGCAGGTGGAGGCAAGTCTTCAGCCCTCCTAATGTCTGCCATGCAATTTGTTGACATACCAGCCTATTCAGCCATTCTCTTCCGCCGTACGTTTGCCGACTTATCTCTCCCTGGAGCCTTGATGGACCGTTTTAAGTCATGGATGTCCAACTATGACGATGTCCATTGGAACAACAATAGTTTCGTTGCCACGTTCCCGTCAGGAGCGAGAATCTCCTTTGGTTACCTAAATAATCAGTCTGACTACCTTCGCTACAAGGGTTCGGAATTCCAGTTTATTGGGATGGACGAAGTCACCGAAATTCGTGAATCTGACTATAGGTATATGTTCTCCCGTCTGCGTCGTCCTGCGACTGGACCGCTTTCTGAGGTGCCACTTCGCATGAGATGTGCCTCCAACCCCGCCCCCAACTGGGTCAGGCAAAGATTTATCGTGGAAGGAATCTCGGAGGGAAGAATCTTCGTTCCTTCGAAGCTGACCGACAACCCCGGAATCGACGTAGATTCATACCGTCAAGCCCTGCAGGCCCTCGACCCCATTGAGCGCAGGCGTCTTGAAGAGGGAGACTGGTGGAGCACCACTCTGGGAAGCCTATTTGAGCGGGAATCTGTTGTTATTATCGACCAATCCGAGGTCCCAACTATCTCAAATACAGCAAAAGTAGTCCGTTTTTGGGACCTTGCAGCCACCGAGCCAAGCGCCAACAACCCTGACCCCGACTATACGGTAGGCACATTGATGATGTTTGACGAAGGAATTGCCTACGTTATGGACGTAAAACGGGCAAGGGTCAAGGGTGAAAAGGTTGAGCAATTGATTGCCCAAACAGCCTACGAAGACGGCCTAAATACCCCAATCCTGATGGAAATGGAGCCTGGCTCTTCAGGAAAGGCTCTAGTGGACCAGTACGCCAGATACGTACTTCCTGGCTACAGTTTTGCTGGGGTGAGGGCAACGGGGGACAAGGTGACAAGAGCCCGCCCATTCGCTGCCGCCATGGCCAATGGCAATGTCAGGGTTGTCAGAGGACCATGGCTAACTCACTGGCTTGACGAGTTCTCGTCTTTCCCTGAGGCTTGCGACCATGACGACCAAGTCGACTCCGCCGTAGGAGCTTTTACACATTTGGCAGGTTTGGGGTTGCAACAGAGAAGAAGAATTGCTATCGTCATCTAGTAACGGGAAACCAATTACTAGATAGGACGGTATTAGAAATGTCTTTAGAAAAAATTGCAGAACTTAGAGTTTTGATTTTTAGTCTTGAAGAAGAAATAATGAAAACCATCGACGATGGGGCAACGCTTGAAGAGGCTGGAAACATGCTTCTTCAACTAAACCTCACCAAGCGTGACATGGGCACTGCGTATGACGCTGTTGCTCATCGCTTTGGACAAATGATGGACATGGAGTCGGTTGTTCCTCTTTCGGGAAACGCCGTAATCGAAAAGAAATCTTCGTATGAACGCAAGGCGTGGCAACACAAAGAAATAGCCCGAGCCGTTATTAGCAGGTTGGGCCAAATGTCGGTTGACATGGACACTGGCGAAGTTGTAAAGTCCCCAGAGGATATTGCAATGGAGTTAATGACTTACTGCGCTCCTTCTTACTGGAGAATCAAAGAACTAAACGGCATCGGCATTAACCCAGATATGTACTGCGAAACAGGTCAACTAAAAACAAGCATTATCGTCAGAAAGGGCGACTCAGAATGAACACCAACATAACCCAGCTACTAGCAGAACCATTCCCACGGGAAATGGAAAAAATCCTCAAGAAGGGTGGAGCTTCTCTTACTTACATTCCAGTGAGCGAAGTTATTACGCGCCTCAACAAGGTTCTTGGAATTGACTCATGGTCGTTCAACATCCTCTCTTGCGACAGAGACTCCCTTGACCCTGAGTACATCGTTGCTCATGTTCGTTTAATATGGCACACAGACGCAACCCGTCCTGAAAGCACTGTCGTTCGTGATGGGTTTGGTGGGCAAAAAATCAAGCGCACCAAAACCGGAGACATTGTTGACCTTGGAGACGAGATGAAGGGTGCCGTATCTGATGCACTTAAAAAAGCCGCTCAGACTCTTGGCGTAGGTCTTTACCTTGCCCGCAGTGAAGAGGCGATGGATATTGAAGAAGCAATGAGCATTTCTCCAGCAGAGCAAGGACGACTTGACAAGTGGGAACAGTTTGCAGGACTTGCAAAGGCTCTTAACGCTGGTCAAAAAACAGAACTTAATGATTTCTGGGAAAAGCATGCTGGTGGTCGTCCAAAGCCAACTAAGTCAAACGCAACCGACCAAGACTTAGATGACCTGATTGCGGAAATTGTCCGCATCCAGTTCGGTGGCACTCTTGTCTCAGAATGAGTTAACGCCACCCCCTCACCTTTCTGCTTCTTCTATTGGGACATTTCATCAGTGCCCACTGAAGTTTAGGTATAACAAGATTGACCAAATACCCGACGTTTCTGGAGAAGCGGCAATCATGGGCAACTTTGTCCACGATGTTCTAGAGGAGCTTTACAAACTTCCGGCAATAGACAGAACTCTTGCTAATGCTAAGTTTCTTGCAAAGCAAGTATGGGATGAAGTCTGGGTTGACAAAGCAACTGCTTCTGTTAAAAATGAAAAAGAAGTTCGTCAATTCAGGTGGCGCTCATGGTTCTGTATTGAGAATCTATGGACTCTCGAAAACCCACAAGAACTAGAACCGGGCGGTCTTGAGTTTGAGGTTGTAGGAAACATTGAGGGCGTTGTAATCAAGGGCTTTATTGACCGATATTCAACACTTGGTGATGGAGAGTCGCTTATTGTAAGCGATTATAAAACTGGCAAAACACCACGCCCCCAGTATCAAGCAGACAAGTTCTTTCAGCTTTACATCTATGCCTACATGTTGGAAAAGATGGGTAAGGGAACCGCCAAGGAACTTGAGCTTCTCTATCTAAAAGATGGCGTAAGACTAAAGAAACACGTAACCAGTCGTGAGTCAAAGAACATGATTGAACATGTTATTGAAACAAAACAACAAGTAGATGAGTGCTGTCGCACAGGAGAATTTGAGGCAAGAAAATCGATACTCTGCAACTGGTGCAGTTATCAAGAAATTTGCCCCATGTTTGGTGGAAAAAATGATTGATGAAGTTACTTTTGCTCAGATGGTTGCAGAGGAGGTCAAAAATAAACTGTCCCCCATACAAAGAGACATGCTTACAGACCCTGCGAACTGGAGTAGATGGAAGGACCACCTACAGGCCCTTGTAGACAACCTTGATGACCAGATAGGCGACATCGAGTTTGACAACCAATCGGACATTGAGAGATTTGAGTCAATGGGTCGTGATGGGAAAATCCTTGCTCAGGAAGCGTCTAAAGCGTACGACGCAAGGAAGAAGAAGATTATTCGCTTCAGGTTTCATGTAAACAATCGTTTAGACGAAGTGTCTGCAATGATTGATACTGGAGAAACTCCAGAATCAAACGGTTGGCAGGAGATGGAAACATTTAAGAAAGCGATTATTAAACATCGTGCTCTTTTGCGTGAGTTTGACCTAGAAGAGACATCAATAGACAGGGCCTTGTGGGCTGTTCTCAATAACGAGTGGTTGTTTGATTCGATTGACGAGTCAAGCCTTTTCCCAGCAGAGTGAATCGCAAGCCCTTAAAGCGGTCGGACAAGCCGCTAAAAAGAACACCCCTCAAGAAATCTTCAAAGAAGATAAATAATCGTTCTAAGAAGACTGAAGAAAAATACAAACTTCGCAGACCGTTGGTTGAAAAGCTTTTAGGGGAACGCCCGTGGTGTGAGGCTTGTCCTGTCTTTGCCCAGCATGATGAACTTGCTGTCTATCAGCAAAGACCATCATCGGATGTTCACGAACTGGTAAGACGCTCGCAGGGTGGCTCCATCCTTGATGAATCAAACCTGATGTGTGTTTGTCGTCCGTGCCATACCCGCATAGGTAATTATCCCCAGCTTGCTTTTGACCTTGGACTATCCAAGCATTCGTACGACGAATAGACTCTATGGCTCTATAAAGATGCACTCGCCAGGGCATTCTTCTGCTGACTCAATTACGTCATCAAGTCTGTCGTCCGCAAAAGATGCTAAACCGGCTGCGCCTTCTGGGTTTCCCACAGATGAGGCAAATATCTTGTCGCCTTCTTTTACGTACGCTAAGCCATCGTCCATCATCGTAAATACATCTGGAGCTATTTCTGCGCACAGGCCATCCCCGGTACATAGGTCTTGGTCAATCCATACTCTCATTTTTCTACCTCCGGCTCCAATTTTACTACAGAGCCAATACGTGGTTGTATTCGGTCGTTGTCACTAGGGTATATGTCTCGTAGTTTTTCTCCGTCCGCTGTAGTAATTGCACCACCATGAAGGACCATGCCAGGACTGAATCCGTAACATGCATTTACAACATCGCAGACGCCAAACATCATGACCGAAAGTCTCCTACGACGCCATTTTTCGGCTGTGGTTATCTGTTGAATCATTGGGTCTCCAGCACGCCAATTAATCATGGCTGCCCATGTGGACATGTACCCCTTTTCGAGAACACGAGAGGCTTCTGAGCCTTCCACTACGGTGCCCCAAGGATATCTACCATCTGCAAATCCAAGAAGTATTAAATGAGGAGGCTGAATATGTCGACCATCAAGAAGAACAAACCAAAGTTTAGTTACTTCGTCTTCTGTTCCGAAAACTTCTTCGCGGTAATACTTAACCACCAAACGGCCTTCTGCGTCGACTTCACCCCAGCCCCACTCAGTCAGGTCTTCGGTGGGAAGTTCTTCACTATTTGTATACCACCTTTTAGGGGGCGGACGCATGCCAGCAGAAAGCCAACGAATATCAAAGAAATTATCGCTTAATTTGTTTCCAGTATCAAGCGCAAATGTTGAGGGTAGTTTTGCCATACGGCAAGACTAGTCGTTCCACCATGCTGTCCATGGCTTGGCTGAGGCAGATTGTGCCTCTACGTCATGAATGCCAGTGTAAGCGACCGAGATTGTGACTTTCCCTTCATTGTTGTAGTCCGTCCAGTCCCCATCGGCGTTGTAGACGAACAACTGCAACATCTCGTCTGTGTTCATAATCGCAACATCTGCGAGATAGGTATTGGCGTTGTAATCTGTTTCATTCCAACTGCTGTTTGTGGCGTGGGCTTTGTCAATAGGTGCTACTGCGGTACTGCGAAGACTTGGTGCGGAGCCAAATATGCCACCAGATGTAGAGAATGCGCCGAATTTGCCAATTCCTTCATCTGGGTTGCCGAGCCACATTGTTGGCTTTAGGGTTTCGTCAATGTTGCCGTTATATCCTGCATCGTTGAATACAGTCATTAATTCTGTTGGGTTATCGTAAATTCCGTGCTGTGTCTTGGAGTTCTTAGACTTAAATGCCGCAAGACGCAATAGTCTTTCGGTTGTCTCAAGGTCTACGGAAATGTCTCCGCCTTCACCGTTCAGGGTATGCCAAAGACCCCATCCGTTGCTTGGTGCCTGAGTGGTAAACCAGATTTTCTCAATCTTGACTCGAAACGGGAAAGACACATTCAAGAAAGAAGGGTCTGTTTGTCTGACCGTCCAGTCGTAGTTGACGATTGACGGTGCGATGATTCCAGACATTTTGTCTCCTGCTGTTGGGTAACGTTAATATTGTGACATAAAAAAACCACCCCGCCCATTAAGAGCGAGGTGGTTTTTTGTTGAAAAAGTTTTATTTAGCCTTCAACAACCGTGAATGCAACTGTCATGTTTGTACCGGCACCACCAGAACCAACTGCTGAAACATCAAGGCTAATAAGGTCGCCTGCAACGAAGTCTGTGTTGGCTGCTGTGAGTGTTCCTGCACCAACATATCCTGCTGCTGCAATTGAGAAAGCTGCTGCTACATCCGAGCCAACCTTGAGGTCTGCAGTAAGTGCCGAACCTTGTGGTGCGCCAGTAACTGCGACGTATGCTCCAGTGATTCTGCCATTGAAAGGCAAAGCTACAGATACGAGGCTTGAGGTTGAAAGGGTTCCTGGGATTCCAAGAACGATGGTTGTTGGGGCAAGGACTGCTGTTGACATGTTTTCTCCTGTGAAGGTCGTTGTATACAAATAATAACACGAAGTGATTTTCGTTTTTTGAATTATTAAGAGAATTATTTATTGTTTGTTTATTATTAACTCATGTATTCTTGAACTTAGGTACCTACAACTCGCTGTCAGAAAGGAAAGGACGGTGGTCAATGTCTAGTGGCCTAACCACGGCAATCCGGAGATTAATTTTTT